CTTTTGCACAGGCCACTCGAGCTTTAAATCGGGTGGGCTGCGCTAAGCGTAAACCTCGGACCTTTTGCAAGAAAAAGTCAGATTTGAAGCTCGAGAAGAGAACCGAAACTGTTATTCACAGCAATTCGTTCGTCCAGGGCCATAAAGACCGAGGTTTCTCCCACTCAAGCATGAGTGAAGAAAGAAACACCAGAGGGACACTCTGTGTGTTTGAGTCCCTTTATAAAAAGGGTAAAAGAAGTAGTGAAAGAACACTACAAATGCGAAAGACCATTAGATCTGGTCGAATTGTCCGGGACCAAGAAATATCCCGAACCTGAAATCATCAGCCCCCCCAAAGATAACCTGATAATAGATACTCGTTGCAGTAAAATTCGTAAATATACTGTAAAGGGTACCCTCATTAATAAACTCTTGGGACCAATTAGACACTGCATACCTTGACAGTGTGTAATTGTAGGGCATCGTATAAGAGGTCTCGACTTCATGAGCATCCTCAAAGTCATTCGCATAATGATGAAAGAAGTTCATCGTGGGTCCGTCCAGGGCGCTAAGGACAACAGAAGTTGGATTAGGATCCCAATACGTAATCCGGGCATTATTCGAGTTAGAAGGTAACTTCCACCGAAATCCACCACGACGACCAGCATACGCGGAAGCCATATAGGCTAAGACAGAATCTCCAGAAAAGTACTGATCTGGTTGTTTTCCAAAACCAGTTATACTAACGGAGCCTGCTGTCGATTCCATATAATACTGACGTCGGGCCATATCTCGGAGGGAAACTATCCTAACAAGAGGCGTTGCCGAGTCAAGAGAGTTTCCTCCAGTTCCCAGAACCACTCTGGCTGACTGGGGGGCTTCTCCTGATTTAAGCTCAACCTGCTCAGTCACAACATCGGGAGGAAGCAATGCCTCCAATGGCATCGCACCAGTTCCAAAGAACTGAAGTTCCTCTCCCGAGACAAAAAGGTGGATAGCTACATCGTCTGGTGAACCGTTTGAAACGGCAAGGGCATTCACCACGTGTATATAAAACATCCCGCAACAGTACTGCTCCCTTTCTTCCGAAAGGACTTGTGTGCGGGCAAAGGGCATGACTTTCTTTAGAGTCGTATTCGAGGGGAATTGCATTCTCAAGTCATACTCTCGCTGTCCATCTTTAAGATCCATGATGAAAAAGTATTGTGAATTAGCTTCTTCATCAGTGACTGTGTCTTCAAATGATCCGTATAGAACAGAAAATCGGAGAGTGCCGGTAACGAAAGACGTTGTAACCAGCTTAATGTGAATATCAATAGGTCCTCTCCAAAACCTCATCATTAAAGAGATCCAGTCGCAAGGCGTCAACGTAATGTTAGTAGCAGCTGTGTTGACGTTTGTATATAGCATTGTCGGTGTTATTAGACCGCTAAACAATGCCGTTCCCGCTGCGTGGCTTGGAGACCACACAACCCTCTTAAAGAAAGATGACTCCCGTAAAAGATACGAGATATCACACTCATCTTGTGAGGTAGAGAAATGATCAGCCGTTGTAGGCGCCAACTCTCTAGAGTCCAGTGCTAGTCGATCTACCTTAACCGGCACATCTATATTATTTAAATTGCCACAATTTACCTTATTCACTAGGTTAGGTGTGGCAGGGTCATTTCCATGATCGAAGCATGTAATGACATCCAAGGCATCTTTAACAATCGGAACAACTCGGCTAACGGACTTAGCTGTTGTCTCGATTGTATTTGCAAAAGACCGCATACCGCGATCAAACGCTTTAAACATCTGGGGAGCTTCTCCTCGCTTCCTTCTGTTGACTTGACGAGAACTAAAAACTACGGGTAAACCCAAGGCTAAATGAAATTCAGACCTTGGCATCCGCACGAATATTGTCACGTCAACAGAGGTAGAGGTACCAGTTCCCGCTTCCAGAGGCTCAAACACATGCAACCCAAAAACTCCAAAGGAGCCCTTAAGAGAATACTGATCTTCAGCAGCAGTTGAAATATAGTTAAGTGGTGACACAAAATTACACTTCACCAACTGCGGAACAGGAGCATTAGCATGTATATATCCCCCCGGGAGGTTACTAAGCATTGTCAAATCAGTGGCTGGTCGATACGTGTCGTAGACGTATTTCGTTACCGAAGGCGCCCAACAACACTTCAACAAACCCTTATGCCATGGAGTGCTATTACACACAACACGCAACTCAACATCTCCGCGCCAATAAGCGAAGTTCTGAAAGGGCTGATTGAGTTGCTGATCCTGAATTGCCTCACTAGGCAAACTCAGTTTCACCAGATCTCCTCCAGCTGTTTGCACCGTGGTCCATTGGTAAGTTGCTACCTTATACCACTTCTCAACAACTGAAGAATACTGCATTGGCACGTCCGTCATCCGTAACGTAGGTTGAGACCCTTGCACAGCAGCAGCACTGCTTACTACAGGGGTCGTAGCATCCGTTATTGTAGCTCCCACTGATGTCTCAGTAGGATTAATATCCGTTTCTGGATTCATGAGAGATTGACATCTCTCCGAACCTTCCAAAAGACGGATTTTCTGTCTCTCCACATCAGTTACCACCAATGTCACTATGAAGAATAGAATCATCAAAGTGACAATGTGTGACCAATTTCTCGAGACATTCGTCAAAAGAAGGAACAACCAGGGTAGCACCCTGCCTAGCAGCTTCAGTATTAAAGGCCTCCTCGTATTGGGTATAGCGTTGCCTCCCATAGAACACGAGGAAATCCATGACATTTGGGATTGATGATTGCAGGACTTCCCAAGGCGTCATTGCCGAGTCCGAGTAAATCCAATTTACTGCCTCATTAATACTTGAGTCAGCAATTAATGGAACGACTACTCCGTTATTAAGCATACGCGACTTGCACTTAAGATATTCAAGTTCAAGCACAGGCTTAGGATCTCCAAACTCACTAGCTTTATCAGCTGGCGTGTAAGAAATCCCTCGCTGCGCATACCAAGCAGACAAGGTCCTTCCATTAAAATCTTGGATAATTTCTTCTGATACACAATACTTATTGTCATCACCATAGAACTTCATACGAAGGTTTCTCTTCCAAGATTCCCACGTACAATCTTTCACAAGATCACGGAAGGCACATACGGTCATGACAAAGTTCACACAGCAGTTCACCACTGCCGTCAGAAAATAACCCGAAGGACATCCGGAATATGATTGATATACACAATTCTGCGCAATATGCAGGGGCTGTTGACACTCCTGCAAAAGCACAATGCGCACAAAATCATCTTCTTCCTTCCAATTCGGATCAAATCTGCGGTACCAATCGTTAATGGCCAAGCAAGCAACTTCTATTGCAATGGCCCAAGTTCTTCCATCAAATTCGGCGAAATCTCCGTCGAATCCACGGAAGCCAACTTCGAGGAGATAACGATACTCCTCAGTCCATTCCATCGAGCGAGTATTGATACCCGGTGAAGACCATCCACTCTTTCGAAACATATGAAAGAAGCGCGAAAACGCTCCAAAATATCTCTTAGAGAGTATCAAGTGATCCACCGGTCCAATATTAAATAGACGAGTCTTACTCTTCTCTATCTTGCTTAACTTTAACTTCTCATCCTTAAGACAGTCTGTCCAGAAAGAATTTGGCATTTTCATGCCCTCTTTTGCAAGAGCTTCTCTCATATCCAGTTGCCACCTCAATTCATGAGACCGAACTTCGAACTTATTAGGCTCCACCTCGTTAAAGAGGAACCTCTTCCCAGTTTCGCCTGGGGGCCGCACTCTTGTGTACGGAAACCCCGGTGAAGTGTCCATATCCAGACGCTCCACATAGGGTAACCCTTCAATACCATTAATGGCCTCGTCTTCAGTGAGCACTCGACAGAGATCTGGCGCCTTATCAGCTGCACAGAAATCCGCAAACATCCACTTACGAGCTACCTCCAACGATATTGGATTCAAGAACTCCGTTGGTTGCCGATACTTACCTATCGCGCCAACCAGCGGTGACACATTTTCTACATTGTGTCTCGGATCTTTGGCTGAAAGAATAGCCGGCTCCTTGGTAACCTTACTCCAAGGGTAATCAGTTTTACCACACACATCAGGATGAAGTGGTGATTTCTTAATCACACTCTTTTCAGATAACCGAACCGCATCTTTTTCTTTCAGCGCTCCAATTAGCATTACATCTGCCCCTTCCGGGGGCAGTATCATGTATGAACCATTCGGATCTGGGTGCCACTTAGACTGACACAACTCAGACGGAATCTGTTTCAAACCGATTACTCGCTCTACTAATTGTCGGGTAAGAAGTTGGGCTTCGGCAAATCCACCAATAGAATATTGTTGGAAGCACCCCCGATGAAACCCACCTATATAACCAAAAGCGCTTCTAGGTAGCACCACGAGTTTCCCACAATCTCCATCTCTGAATCCTGCGGAATCGTAGCGCCACGAATCAACGCAATACGTTCGCACACTTGGATTCTGTTCCAAGCACCTAACAAACTTCGGTTTGACTTGTATAATCTCATAGACCCTATTGTAGTCATATCCAACTACATAAGAGTCTACAGTACTAACCCTATCTAGAGCTTTTTCATCTAATATATGATTAATATTATTTCGCCAACTCGAAACCTGCTTTGGTGCCTCTACAAAGACCACGTCTGCTGTTATTATTATTCCTCCATTTCCAGATAAATACCTGAAGCTTTCACTTTTAGGGTGAAGCGTAAACTTTGCGAAAGGACCATCCAACATTCCTGGACGAGTCATTTCGAAAGCCACAGGCCTGTCCTTATCGAAGTTATGGAGATAATGCACAGGCATACAAAACCATCTATCCGCAAGTAAAACGCACGAACCGCCATACGATCCCTTTCCTTCTTGATGAAGGAGGAGACCAGCGGTCATATGATGAACCACGGAATCGACGGCTTCAAATGCCTTATCCATAGCAACGCCCTGTTCGTGTTCAAACGACCGATACTTCGGAGTCACAATTCGTTCCTTTCGGTCCTCCTTGCGACTTGAAATATCGGCTGCATAAACACGTTTGGCTTGCTCTCCATCTGCTAGGGTCTCTTGAACGACACCCATCGCAGTGGTATTTGATTTTGGTCCACCAATAAACTCCTGAACGAGTCCATCGGCGCCAACTACAGTCTCTTCTCCAACGACCCGACACTTGTCAACCAAAGCCTTACCAGCCTTGTATAACGCATATCCAGTACCAATGGAGCTAAGACCATATATCAAGTATTTCAGCACACGGTAACCGATAGAATCCTTCAATTCTTCATCAGCTACCTTAGTTAAATCAAAACGTGCAACTCTTGCAGAACACAAGACACACACGCTACCTGCTGGATCCGTACACGGGATAAACTTACATAGACTTTCATCTAAGCTTTTACCACTTGCATGTACGTTACCGATTTCACGAATATCGGCAAAACGCGATAGACCATTAATGGGTCCGATTGACTCGAACTTCTTAATAGCTACCTTCCGAATACTCGGTGGAATACCTTCGACTACTCTACAAGACCAACACTTCGCCGGGTCTCTTGAACCAGTATGCCTTTCAGCACACTGAGTCCAATCACAGACCCTTAGAAGAGAGTTCTTATAAGAATAATTTCTGGCATCCCACTGAGATCTCTTCAAAACACGTAGATGGTGCAACACCAATCTACAGTACACACACTCTTGACAATGATGACAATTTCCACAAAGACCACACATAGAACGAACGCTTGCTAAGCTTTCGCACGTGTCTCCTGCCTCTGCTTCAATCTCCTCCTTATTAGGGAACAAATCGTCAAGTGTCTCACGCCTTCCAGCCTTGGGTATATCCCCAGCAGATTCAATTTTTACAAAAGAATCTGCCAAAGCATCAACCCCAAGCCGACTAGCGCTAAGTAAATCTACCGGGTTATCGCCCGGCTTAAGTTCATTATTCATCATCTGGGGACGCTCTCCTCCTCTCACCTCATTGAGGTAAAATTTAGAAACCGCCCTACCATCTTTGAATAATTCACTATCGCCCATCGGTGTAATTACCTGGCTAAAATGTTCTCGCTGCATTGCTACAACAAGAAATATAAAGCTTCGATAATTCATCGGTAGGCTGATGGCACGAGTTTCATCAGTAGCACAACTGCCAAACAACTGGAATTCCAAGTGGGGATAGTCTCTCCTCACATAATTCACATCTCCCAGTATTTCAGCAGCATACTTCTTATTAACCTTGTCCATCATAACTCTAGAATTCTTCTCATCGTAAAATTCCGGCTTGCAAATTACCTTTGCTACAACCGATCTTCTACGATAAACAGCACTAGAGCTATTGAGTCCATTATAGTTTATCTTAACTGAATTACTAGACGAAATGAAGAAAGCCGACGTGAAAGCCGTACCTTTTCTCCCAATCATCTCATTATCCAGTGAAGCAAACTGAGGAATGAACTCCTCGCAACTAACCATGTTAATCGTTTCGGGAACAATTGGATCATCGATCGTACAGTTGTAATCATCACAAATCACAACTGGCTGACCTTGATAACCGTCCCAAAAGTATCCTTTATTCCTTGCAAACTTCAGAAGATCGAATGCAAGCTTACCTTTCTCATCCCGGAAATCGTCAAAAGCCCCGGCACCAGCAAGATCACTAATGATCGAGCTGGTAATCCAAGACTTCCCGACTCCAGGAGCACCAAAAAGGTAAATCCAAAACGGTGGTAACCGTTGTGACGTCTTGCCAAGTTTTGCATTGGCAAGTTCATACGTTTGCTGCTGTTGAGCCAGCAAACGCGAAACAATATTAACTGTTCCAGGACCTACAGTGTCTGCATATAGAGTAAACTTTCTATACAGATCACGATAGGCATCAACAAATTGCAAAATCTTATCAGACCTCAACTTCTGCGTTGGCGACCATGAGCTAATCTCATTCAATCGCCCAACCGCAGCAATTAAGGTCTTTCTTCCCGTAGAACCAGAAAACACTGAAGGTATCCACTGACTCAAACACTCAGGTAGCAGATCCACTACCCATCGGAACATATCCGTTATCGCCTCTGTATTTCGATACAAAGCCGACATAGCAATAGTTCCAGTAATAAGTGTTCTAATATCAAAAGACACCTCCAACATTTTGCAAGTTAACACACCAGCACCGAGAACAACCAGCCAAACAGGATTACCTCCCGCCTGACTAGCTTCCCCAGTACCAATGCGCAAACCCACACGCAACAATTCCAGGCATTTATGCTGCCAACCTGGAAACCAGTGTCTAAGCATCGCTTGCAAATAGATCGCAAGCGACGCCCAGCCACCAGTTTGGTAAATTCCAACGGCACTCATGACATCGAGACAAAGATCTATTATCATAGGAGTATTCTTCCTCAAATAGACCCCAATCACGGTGTCAATTGCACCTACACACATATTCTCTAGCATAACTTTAAAGCGCTCACGCATATCATCCAATTTCTCAGACGCTAACGCGCGAACTCTTTTAAAATCCATGCCTTCCCTTATGTATGCCTGGGCACGTCGAGCAAATCCAACACGCGGCTCACTGGCTCCCTCCGGGTGGAAAAAGTCAGCAAGTCTCGCATTTTCATCTTCGCTCGACGCACTACCAGACTGCTCTTGTGTTTCCACAGGAGCAGCAACATTAGTCGTTTCATTGACCGGGGTCGACCCCGGTTCACTAGGCACTTGCGAATACGTTTGCACATACTCGTAAGCATTGCCTACTGTCACTGGCTGGGTGAAATTTCCCACCAGCGAACTTAACAAAGCACTCGCTTCCTCGTCTATCAACGAGCAAACAGTGTTAGTCGCAGCCCAAGAAGAAGCTTGTCTTCTTCTTGAGCTACGAGTTGTAGTAGTTCCGGTATTTTGCACTATAGTGTCCTCATCAGAACCACTATGTGCAG